GCAATGTTTATATCTACATATCACTGCGAACTCCAGCAGATGTCAACCCGTTAACTGGATTATATGACTTTTCAGTTGCAGGCAAAGAAAGCGCATTTGGTGGTATATATAGAATTGTCAGCTGTGAAAATCAATTCACCGACGGCAATTGGAAACAGAAACTAAGATGTCTAAGAATGCCAGGGCCACAAGGACCAGAAGTCAATGAAACTATTACCGGAGACAACACATCTGTAGTAGACAACGAGTCAGCCCCTGCTACTGAGATAGGTGATAAAGAACCGCCTAAAACTTCACCCATTGATAACAGTTCTACAAATTCAAGCATTGCCGGAACAGGTCAAAGAACATCAGCAGATCCTCGACGGACAGATACGCCGACTACAACATCAAACCAAGCGCCGCGTGTAGTTGGATTCAAATATTACAGAGACCTAGGACAAAGATAATGGCAGAACTTAGCAGACCATCAGTTGATGATGCAGACAGACGAGGCGGATTAACCACAGGCATTTATATTGCTAGAGTTATCAGCCACCTTGATCCTTCATTCATGGGATCTATAGAAGTTAACTTGCTTAAAGATCAAGCCAACACCGCAGGTGATGACAGCCAGACTTTTATTGTGAAATACGCATCGCCATTCTTCGGATATACTCCTTTTGAATTTATGGGTAAAAATGATGGGTCTAAATCAACCATTGACGGATTTAGTGACACACAAAAATCATACGGGATGTGGTTTGTACCTCCGGATGTAGGAGTTAACGTGTTGGTATCGTTTGTGAATGGTGACCCAGCTGCAGGATATTGGTTTGCCTGCGTCCCAGGTATTAACATCAATCATATGGTACCGGCCATAGCTGCATCTACGGTGAACAATTTAGACGCCGAGGACAAAAAAAGATATGGTAATACTGTACTACCGTTACCTGTAGCTGAGATCAACAAACGTATCAACGGTGATTTAAAAGAGATAGACCCAGAAAAATATTCTAGAGTAGTTCACCCCATAGCAGATAGGTTTCTTGAACAAGGACTTCTAGAAGACGATGTCAGGGGATTTAATACAAGCTCACCTAGACGAGAAGCTCCCAGCATGGTGTTTGGTATTAGCACTCCCGGTCCTCTTGATCGTAGAGCCAGCGCAAAAAAACAACAGATAGGTAAAGCAGACAGTCTGGCCACAGTGCCAGTAAGCAGGCTAGGAGGCACACAGCTGGTAATGGATGACGGCAATGATAGATTTCACAGAGAAAAATCTGCTGCTGAAGGTCCAGTGAAATATATTGATTTGTTAGATCCTGCCAATCAGAAAAAAGGTGATACTGGATCTGCAACTATTCCAGCCAGTGAATACTTTAGAGTAAGAACTAGAACTGGGCATCAAATATTGATGCACAATTCAGAAGATTTGATCTACATTGCCAATGCTCGCGGCACTGCATGGATAGAACTAACCAGCAACGGTAAAATAGATATATTTTCAGAAGACAGTATCAGTGTACATACTCAACAAGATCTCAACATACGTGCTGCACGAGATATAAATCTAGAAGCAGGTAGAAACATCAACATGAGAACTGAAACTGGCAAATGGCATGCAGAAATAGCCACGGACATGGAGTTTTTAGTTAATGCAGATGCTAAACTCACAGTGGGTGCTAATCTTGATATATTAGTAGGTGCCAAGACTAAAATATCCACTAACAATGATTTAGATATTGCGTCTGGAGCAGAAACTAAAATCAGCTCTACCTCAGATATAAATCTTGGCAGCGGTGCTGAACTCAAACTCAACGGCACCAAAATCAATTTCAATGGACCAAATAATGCAGAAACTGCTGCGGCTGCTGATTTTGTAAGACCGTATGACCTTCGAGATAATCCGGCTACTAATATAATAACTGGATGGGATAAACGCTACCAAGCAGGTGTTGTCAAAAGCATTATGAAACGTATTCCTATGCATGAACCCTGGGCACTGCACGAACATAGAGCACCGGACATACTAACACCAGATAAAACAGATAGGGACACCTAAACATGACCACTAGATTATACAATCAAAAAATTGCAGCACAGCGTGTGGCCAATGTCACTGAAAATCAGGCCAAATACACTTATAAAGGATTTAGTTCTAGTGAATCTAACAAAAATTTCAAACTCTATGACATTAATCTTGTCAAGCAGGATTTGATCAATCATTTTTATATTCGTAAAGGTGAAAAATTAGAAAATCCAGAATTTGGTACAGTGATCTGGGACATGCTGTTTGAACCATTTACTCCAGATGTCAAAGAAATCATTGCCAAGGATGTAGAGGCCATTGTCAACTATGATCCTAGAATCACAGTGAAAGAGGTGCAGATAGACAGCACAGATCAAGGCATGCGCATCCAGGTGGAATTAATTTACAGACCTTTCAACATCACTGAAAAAATGTCACTTAATTTTGATAAAACTAACAGGGTTATAAACTGACCATTTAATTTTTTAAGGTAAATATTGGTATGACTACAACCAGCAGGCAAAATAATTTAATCTTAAATCAAGATTGGACTAGAATCTATCAGACATTTAGAAATGCTGATTTCAAAAGCTACGACTTTGAAAATCTACGTAGGGTTATTATCACTTACCTTAGAGAAAATTATCCTGAAGATTTCAACGACTATATAGAATCCAGTGAATATCTTGCACTGATAGATGCTATTGCTTTTCTAGGACAGAGCCTGGCATTCCGCATAGATCTTGCCAGCAGAGAAAACTTCATTGAGCTAGCTGAAACCAAAGAAAGTGTGCTGCGTATAGCTCGTATGTTGAGTTACAATGCCAAGCGAAATGTGACTTCCAAAGGATTGTTGAAATTCACTACCATAAGCACTACCGATAATATCGTAGACAGCAATGGCAAGAATCTTGCTCAACAGCTGATAACCTGGAACGATCCTACCAACACCAACTGGCTAGAACAGTTTCTCACAGTATTGAATTCTGCCATGGCAGATAACACAGAATTTGGTCGCAGTCAAGGTTCGGCTATAATTCAAGGGATAGCTACAGAACAGTATAGATTTCGCACTATTAGCTCAGATGTGCCGTTGTTTTCATTTAGTAAAACTGTCAGCGGCTTAAGTATGGGATTTGAAATAGTATCTACAGCATTTAAGAACAGTGAAAACATTTACGAAGAACCACCAGTACCTGGCAACCAATTGGGTTTCATATATAAAAATGACGGCTCGGGACCCGGCAGTGCAAACACAGGATTTTTTATACAGTTTAAACAGGGAACTCTTGAGCTAGCGGAATTTACTGTAGACGTTCCTACCACTAATGAAAAAATTGCTGTAGATGCAGGCAACATCAACAATGATGATGTATGGTTATTTTCATTGAGTTCACAGGGCACACAACTAGAAGAGTGGACTAAGGTGTCATCTCTAGTAGGCAATAACATAGCCTATAATAGTGTTGCCCAAGATATTCGCAACATCTATGCTATAAACACCAAAGAAGATGACAATATCGATTTAGTATTCGCAGACGGAGTTTACGGAAATCTGCCACAAGGGTCATTTAGAGTATTTTATAGAACCAGCAATGGATTGAGTTATACCATATACCCCAATGAAATGCGAGGCATCAATATCAGTGTGTTATATCTTAACAAATCTGGAATTGAGCAGACATTAACTATTGGGCTGGCATTACAAAGCACAGTGTCAAATTCGGCAGCATCTGAAGACATTGATGTTATCAGAGCCAACGCCCCCGCAGTGTACTATACACAGAATAGAATGATCACAGCAGAGGACTATAATCTTGCTCCGTTGACAAGCTCTCAGAATATTCTAAAAATCAAAGCAGTGAATAGAACCTCTAGTGGAATCAGTAGAAATTTTGACATCCTAGACGCTACAGGAAAATACAGCAGTATTAATGTGTTCGGCGATGATGGGTATATCTACAAACAAGAAAATGAATCCACGCTGTCATTTAAGTTTTCTAATAGATTAGATATCATTAATTTTATTAGACGCAGCATCGAGCCTGTGTTCACAGATACTGAAGTTTATAATTTTTATTTCACAAAGTTTAATAAAATACTGTTCACAGACACCAATACCGTTTGGCAAGCAGTGACTAGTGATACTGGATATTTTAAAAATCTCGTAGACAATTCACTACTTAAAGTAGGTACGTACTCAACTGCTGTTTTAAAATACCTACTAGTAAACAGCTCGATAAAAT